GCAATATGATTTGGGATGAATGCAAACTCATCAAGGAATATTACATTATAAGATCCACCACGAACAGCAGATGATGAAGTGGAGTTTGCTGATATCTTAGAACCATTCTCTAATTCCAAAGAACCTTTATTCCAAGAAATTATACCTTGTTGCATCCAGTTAGGTAGATTTTCATATGCAAGTTGCAATCTACCAAGTAGATCTCTAGCAGTGGATGCTTTGTTTGCTAGGACAGCAATATTTACATTATCATTAAATACTGCATAATGTAGAAGATATGATATACAAGTAGTAGATTTACCTGTCTGACGAGGCATCTTACAAATATTGAATCTATTCTCGTGGAACCTTCTAATCAATTTCTCTTGGAAATCGTACATATTAAAAGGAACTAGACCCTCATCAAGAGAGACTATTTTTATATACTTTCTAGTAAAATATATGGGATCATCTTTACACTTCAAAAACTCAAGAATATTATCCTGAGAAAATTGTATTGCAGTATTTGCTTTTTTTAGATTGGGGTTACCAAGATATACATCATTATTATTCATAACCAATCAACACTTCCACTTTCTAAGTGCTTTATTAATTCTTGAATCTGGATCGTTTGCTGTTTTAGAACTAGTAAGTTTCTTTTTCATACCACCCATTCTAGCACAGAATGATTTCTTTCTAGAACCACCTTCTGGTTGTGGTGCTTTTAAATCAGAACCAGGATTCTCACGTTCGTAAGATTTTCTACCTTTCTCATTTAAACCACCTTCTTTATTCTTTCCTGCTTTCTTAGTCCAAGCAGCCCCCTCAACGTTCAACGTTTTTGGATAATCTTTATCACCAGGTTTTGCTGGTTTCTCGCCACGCTTACGCTTGGCATGAATATTATCCCAAAGTCCTTTCTTCTTACCTTCAAATATTCTATTAATCCTCATATTTTTATCTTCTCTCCAGTCATATGATGCAACAATATTTTCTCCAGCACCTTGTCTTACTGCTTGCATTTTTTTAAGTAAAACTTGTTTCTTTATTTGATCTGCTCTTTTTTGTTTTGCTTTTAACGCTGGATCTTGTTCATCATTTTGCTCCTTAATACTATGATGACTTTCACCACATTCTATACATGGATCTTGCCCACAATCATCACATTCACAATCAGATTTCTTTTCAGTGATTTGTTCTGTTCCTTTCCACAATCCACCAGAAACAACGGGTTTCATATGAGTAGGACCAATAATATCCATAACTCTGGCAAAAGTTGTTCCATCAGAATTTTCGATATTCATAGATTCCTTTTGAGTTTCTTTTTCAATTTCTTTTCTGACTTCTTTTTTCATTTCCTCTCTTTCCTTTTGTTTTTTCACTACAGTAGATGCGGACATATTAGACTGTCTAAATTTTTTAACTCTTTCAACTTGCTTTTGTCGAAGTTGTTGTCTTCTTTGAACTAAATCCACTTTATTAGTCTTTGTTACTATTATTTAGGAATTGTTGTTTAATCATCTTTGATAAGTCACTAGTAGAACCTACAAACACTGCATTATTAGTTACATTATTTGTAGTCTTAGATTTTTCTTCATCAACTTCTTTAACCTTCTTCTGCAATTCCATTAACTTATCAGTTGTATCAGCAACAGATTTAATAATCTGACCTGCAACTTCATATGCTCTTGGACTTGCACTTTCACCTGCTAATTCCATAATACCATTAAGAGATTCTTGCCCCTTCTCAATCAAAGAATATAAATTAGCACGAGTGTACTCATAATCTTTTTCAACATCATCTGTAACATTCTTTGTACTATCTTTTCTTGTAACACATCCATTTTCTGGTGTGGTACTCACTTCAATAGCACTAGTGGTATTCAGTGCTTCATCTATAGGATCATAACTAGACATGGTATTCACTATACGTTAGTTTGTTTAGTTGGGCTATATGAGAATCCATCATCAAAGAATTCTTCAAATTCATTAAATCCAAAGTCATCATCAGGTCCAACTAAAGCATCATCTGCTGTTGTTAATAAATTTATAGTTGCACCTGAGATATGTTCAGTAGAAATTGAACTATCAAAACCTCTCTTAACAACTATAGTAACTGAATCTACAACTTCTGTTATCTTCATTATTTCACTACCAATAACTAGTCTACTATTAACTGCTAGTGAAGTAGAATCGGTAACAGAAATTCTAGTTTCAGTTTTTGTTAAATCTTCAGTTATAGTGGTTGTTTCATCATTATTATAATCTTTAAGTGCCTTAGGAGTAGCGGTGTAACGCATTTGTCTCCTTGCAGATGCTGCAGTATCAGCAGCATAATCAACTTGAACTTTCTTGATTATTCCATCACTAGTATCAGCAACAGGACCAAATAAGTATGTTTTTGCTGTAAATTGTAAAGTGTATATTAATGCAGTTCTTGTAGTAAAATCTCCTTCATATTCATCCCTAAATGAAATATTATCTAAAACAATTGGTATATCTCTTTTCTCTCCAATAGACTTAACTAAATTAACGGTAATATTAAAAGATGGTTGAAAGTATGGTAATATCTGTTCAAGAATTTGTAATGCATCATCATTCAATTTTGAAAATATACTTAACTCAAATCCAATGTTATATGGAACTGGCATAAAAACTTTCTTTAAGTTTGTTCCATCTGATGCCTTAAATGTTTGTGTTATTCCTGATTTTCTTGTTGGATCATATTGAACAGAAGTCATTTCAAATGACATCCTTGGAAGAGTTATAGCAACTGCTTTTGTTAAATTTGCTTGTTCTCTAATTTTTGCAAAAAACTTTTGCTGTGGACCGTAAGCAAGACCAACTTTAGTTTCATCTAAAGTAGAATCATCAATACCCTCATGTTTAATAAAAATATTATTAAATAATGTACCAAAACCAATTATAGTTTTACGAATAATTTCGTGGTAATAATAAGTGCCTAACATCAATAATCTCCAAATGGGTTGCCTTCAGTAAAGTCAAGTAAGTTATCTGCTTCAGTTTCTATATCACTATTTGCATCATAAGGATCATCAAAACTATCTGTACTATAACTCTCTACAATGTATCTAGCAGAAGATATAGATCCAACTAAAACCTCACCAGCACGGAATGCTCCACTATTTAGAGATACTCTAAGTTCAACTGGTGGGAACATAGGACTAATATCAGTTCTCTTCTTAAAGTCCTTAACTCTTGCACTTACTCCAGAAATTTCACCAGTAACAATTTCATTGAATATAAATGTTCCAATTCCAGTAGTGCTTATACCAGCAAATGTAACTGTAGGTGCAACTGTATATTCAGAACCAGTATTTGAAAAACGAACAGCAGAAATATAATCATCAGTAAGAACTGTTTCAGCAATTGCAGTTGTTCCACCAGCACCAGTAGCACCAGTAAAAGTTATAGTCGGTTTTACAGCATAACCATCTCCCTTTTCTGTTAATGTTACACCACCAATTCCATTATTAACGACTCCAACAGTTACAGCAGCTCCTACACCACCTCCTCCAGTTATAAGAACTAGTGGTGGATTATCACTATCATATCCAGAACCAGGATTTGTTAATAAAATTTCTTTTAGTGACTTTACACCAGACTTTGAAGTAGTAATAGCAACTGCAGTAGCTTGAACTCCTGACTGTGGTGGTGAAATTTGGATTGTTGGTGCAGATTTATATCCAGATCCATCATTTATTAAATCTATAAATCCAATCATTCCAGAACCACCAATAGTTGCTGTTCCAGTAGCAGTTGTAGCAGATCCTACTAAATTTACAGTGGTAATATATCCTTCATCTTCAACTGTATTATCTACCTCTTCAATAGTAGTATCAATAAGTTCATTCTCATATTCATAAAGTTCACAACTTAATTCATAAGTATAATTTTTATTTAATTGATAGAATGGTTTTTCTGATTCTACTCTTTTAATTTCAAATAATCTTTCACCTAATGGGAAATATATTAAGTCTCCTTCTTTTGGTCTAGTAATTAAATCTTCAAATGTATACTCTGTAATAGAACCTTCTTTAATACCAGAACTCATACCTTCTAAGAATGGTGCTATAAATTCTTCAAATCTTTCTTTTGAAATAGTAAGACTAACTTCATTGGTTAACCTTAAACCAAATTTAGTCATTAAATCACTATTAGGATTATATCCTTCATAATTATTTAAATACGCTTCTATAATAAAAGAATCATCAAATTTAGATGATTGAACTTCTCTAATAATATTATCAGTTTTAAATACCTTTCTGGGAAGATAATATATCTCTATTCCATAAATGGTTAACTGTTCATTAATCAAATCCTGCACTAAAAACTGTTCGTTTTTGGATCCTTGTAAAAAGTATGAATTTAAAGTCATATTATATTAACCTATGAGATCAAGAGGTGGAAGTTCATATTCTAGAGTCATTCTTTGTTTAATATCTTCTAATTCTCTTTCAGCATCTTCATAATATTGTCTTCCATTTAATTCAATACCACCAGGAAGTTTAGTCCCAGTAAATTTCATCATATTTAAACCCCACTGTCTTTTAATTAATATTGTTAAATATTTTTTTAAAAAACTATCATTATAAACTCCACTAAATGCATCTGGATCTAATGCTCTATAACAATCAATTACAAAAAAAGTATCTTTATTTTGTGCATCCCAATCAATATCTAAATACAATCTTCCCTGTCTTCTATTAAATCTTATTTGCTTATCTGTTGTTAATAAGAAATCAATATCTTCCAAATAAGTTTTTGTCATTGCATATTGCATTAATTCAACCGAATTAAAAGTATACAAATCATTTAAAAATAATTGGTATTTAATACTAAACATTCCACCAGAAATTGAACTGGTATCAAATTTAAATATTCTTTCTATACCTTGAATTGAATCTGGAACTTGAATAAAATTAGAGGTTTCATAAAAATTAGAAGTGACTGTTCCCAATCCACTCACATTTGTAGAAGTACCTGTTGTTGTAACTATACCAACTGTATTATCACTATCTGCTTTATTATTTGCGGTTCCCCTATTAATATCTTCTTCAGTCAATTGATATTTCAAATACATTCTTTCAACACCATCAAAGTGTCTTTCATTAAAAAATTGAATTGCATCGTCAACTAAATCTTCTATCTGATCTTCATCAACATTAATTTCTAATACAGGTGCTCCTAATTGTCTTAAAGAATAATTAATTAATTCCTGTCTGGTGCTTGGTTTTGCCATTAATAGGTACCTCCATCAATTTGATCTAATGATATAGTATCAGCACTTATGCTAGTAGCACTTAAAATACCTGTTACTTTAGCACCATAATCAGTAGTTTCAACTCTATTTACATTATTAAAAAACAATTTAACGTCTGCATTAGGTGTTCCTGTAATTATTGATTCGTCACTTGGTGAAAACAAAGTAAATCCAGAAGCTCTTAATATCAAATTGCCAGTAGCAACATCATCAATATATCCATTGGATCCGTCATGATATATGTGCAGTGAACCAGAGGCACCAGTTGCAGCACCCCCAAAACGTAATTTTTTATTATCTAAGAAACTAACGTCATTTTGAAATGTAGTAAAACCTACCACATTTCCAATTGTTGAGACACCAGTAAAATTAGCATTGCCAGATACATTTAAATCTGTTACACTACTTATACCTGTTATCTTAAGACTAGAACCAGTGATATTATCTAATACTAGATCATCTTGAAGATATAAATCACCACCAACATACAAATCACCAACAGTGGTGGTTATTCCTGTAAATGTTGTTAATCCAGTAACACTAAAATTATTATTTACTCTTAAATCTCTAAAAATATCTACAGAAGCATTAGCATCAATATCTGATGTAAATGTTCCTATACCTGCAGCAACAAAACCAGCACCTAAGGTTAAATTCTTAGATATTCCAACACCACCTGCTACAGTTAGAGCTCCTGTTATAGGACTATTTGAATTAGTTGTGTTTGAAATTGATGAAATTCCAGTCTGTATTATTGTAGCAGCATCAATAATATCAGTTAATACAAATTTTTCAGATGCAAAATCCCATACTAAAATTAACCCATCTTCAGTTTTTCGACTAGTATCAACATCATTCATATTAACTAATTTTGTCGGAGGTGCCGACGCATTAGATAATACCCTTATAACATTTTGTGAACCAATTCTATCGTTTATACTTGGCATTACCTTGTTACCCCGCCTCTAACTAACGCTGCACCCTCTATGGCTTTGAATTCACTTCCATCTTGGGTTACTATTTTTACATCATAAACATATCTTCCAGGTTTCATATCAACAGTTACTGTAGATCCTAATGAAACGGTAATAATACCTATATCAGGAGATGCTACCGTAGCAGCAAATGCTACTTTTTTGGTGCTACTAGAAGACTTTCTTATTTGTCCTGTAGCTGTTGATCCAGTTAAATTTAAAAATGCATTAGTTCTAGTATCCTCTAATTGAAAGGATGTATCAAAGTCAAAACCTTGTTCAATCACTATATTGGATACATATACTGCCATTATTAGTAATCAATATTATTTTAAATATTTATATGGTTCA